GATAGAATCGGGTTACTAAATGGTAAAGAAGAAATAGATGTCTTTATACCAGAATATAATATTGGTATAGAAGTTAATGGGTTATATTACCATTCATGGAATAATGGCAATAAAGCACAAAATTATCATTATAACAAATATAAAACCGCCTTAGATAATAATATTAGATTATTACAATTTTGGGAAAATGACATTAACTATAAGTTTTCAATAATAAAAAATATCATTAGCAACGCCTGTAATTTAACTGTTAATAAATTAGATGCCAGAAAATGTATAATTACTGATATCAATCTAAATACTGCTAAGGAATTTTGTGGCAACAATCATATACAAGGAGCAAGTGGTAATAATGTTAGTAGTAAAGGATTAATTTATAACGGTGATTTAGTAGCATTAATATGTTATACTAATACTAATGATAATACAATAATTAATCGTTATTGTTCTTTACTTACTTATAATGTTAGAGGTGGATTTTCTAAGTTATTAAAATCAATTCCTGGTGATATTATTAAAACTTATAGTTCTAATGATCTTAGTAACGGTTTATTATATAAAAATAATGGGTTTTTTATAACCAATGAAAAGAACCATAACATGTTTTATACTGACTATTATACTATATACAATAGAGAAAAGTTTATGAAACATCGGTTAAGCAAAATATTAAAAACATATGATGAATCTAAATCAGAAATAGAAAATATGATTATTAATGGCTATGATGTAATTTATAAATCTGGAACTAAAACGTGGACATTGAAACGATGAACATTTAGAATATACATATAAAGAAGCATATAAACGATTATCGTATATATATTAAGCAAAAAAAAGGGTACTATTAAAAAGTACCCTTTTTTTATTTCATCTAATAATAGACTTTTTTATTGAAGTCTATTATAATCAATTACATAAGATTTGTCACAGTAACTCTACGATAATAATAATTTTTGTTGACTGTTAGATCGCCTTGAGAACCTGAACCATCGTCTAAGTCAACAAAAGGATTAGCAACGAGACCGTACCTTGTTTTGAAACCAATTTTGGGTTGGAAGGTAGCAGGATCTACTGCACGAACCAATTGGAGAGGCACATACGGACAATAGAATAAGCCAGCATCAAACGCAGAAGCACCTTTATAACCTGCTAAGAAGAATTGTTGAGCGGCTTGATTAGCGGCATAAGGATCAATATAAACACGATATTTGCCATTAAGAATACCGGCAAAAGTAGTAGAGGCTTCATCAATTTGTAGTTCGGTATTTGCTTGTAATGCAGGAGCATAATCAAGAACACCAGCCATGGCTAAAGCAGAAGCAACGTCTGAAGAACAAAGGATGAAATTGGCGCGACCTCTACGGGTTTGTTGAGCAACAGCGTTAGCATCGCGTTCAATTTGGAATAATAGACCTTTGAACTTTTCTACTGACCAACGACCATTAGAATCAACATCCATATCAAATGTGCCAGCAGTTACGGTATTAACTTGAGCACCAGGTTTGGCAGTGTAATAAATGGTACGAATAACTTCACGGTTGATTTCTGCAAGAATTTCTGTAGAAAGAATATTGGCTAATTCATTCTCAGCGTCAAGACCATGAACGGCTTTAAGGTCTTGGGCTAATTCGACTGAATACTCGGCTTTCAGGGCACGAGTTTTAGCAATTACTGAAGTTTTTTCGATAGAGAATGCCATTTGACCGAAAGCAGTACCGGCACCTAAATCTTCAGCGGTAGCAGTAGCAACACCTTTACCAGTACCAGCAGCAATAGTAGAAGCAGTAGTCCAGCCAGAATCAGAAAGGCTTGAATTAGCAGTACCGTCGCCAGCAAAACCAGCATTAGCCTCATTAAATAGGGCCTCAGTACCATTTTGGGCGGTATAGCGAGATTTCATGGCGAAAATTAGACCAGTAGGTTGGGTCATTGGTTGTACGCCGCACAGGTCATAGGCAATTAGTTGGGGCATGGCCCGACGAACCAGACTAATTAGAACTGGGTCATAACCAGAAACAGTGCCAACACCTAGACCAGCACCGCCAGAAGCAATACCAGTACCACCGGAGTTAGTAGGAACGGCTTCGAAAAGAGCCTCTGAATATTTGCGCATTTCACGTTCTTGGTTTTCTAACAGTACCGCAGTAACTTCTCTGCGATAATGATCCTTAATACCAGGAAGTGACTTATGGTCCAGAACTGGAGCCCACTTTTCAAGTAAAACATTTGAGTTTAGCATTAAAATTTCCTCTTTTTATTTAATTAATTTGTCGAGAGCGGATAAATAATTCTTCATAGAAGATGGATAAACCTTATCTTCTGTGAGTTGTATTGGTTCGTTGTTAATAATATAACTTGTAGCAGGATTAGCAACAGGAGCATTATTTTTGAAATAACTCTCACGAACAGTTTGAACTTTTTTCTTATAAGATTCAGGAGTATCAAAAGTTAAATCTTCAGTTAATGTCTTGAATTTTTCCTTATCAGTTTCGGTAAGACCTTTCGCTAATTCATTAACGATTTCTTTAGATTTGGCTTCGTTAAGAGTATTGCGTAGTTTTACCGTAGTTTCTACTTGTTCATTTAGGCGAGTTTTAAGTTCTTCTACTTGCTTTTCAAGAGATTCCATAACATCGAATTTCTCTTCTGGAACATCAATATAATGCTCCTCAAATAGATTTTTTAATCCATAAATAAATCCTTCTACAATTTCAGTTTTCATTCCACTTTCAAGGGCAATTTCATTTTGTTCAAACCACTGCTCAACAACATAGTCGAGGTATCCATCAACTTTATCAACTAAACCCTCTTTAAGTTTTTCAATTTCCTTATTAAGATGCACGTTATAAGATTCTTCAATTTTAGAAACTTCTGAACGTACTCTATTTAATACTGCGGCTTCAAAAATAACCCCAGCCTTTTCCTTGAATTCGGGAGTAAGATTTTCGCCTTCTACCAGAGCATTAACATCAGCAGAAACATCAACTGATTCTACTTTAGTACCAGGAATAGCGTTTTTCTTAATTTCATCCTCATCTTCCTCATCACCTTTCTTATCGTCATCATCTTCCTCATCTTCTTCTTCGTTATCGGAAGTTGGGGGCATTTGATTAGGATCTACTGGAGCCTGTGCGGGAACTTGAGCGGGTTGCATACTAGGATCTTGGCCGATGGGTTGTCCACCGCTTACTCCTAATTGCCCCATTGCTGGATTAACCATACCAGGAACACTTCCAGTATCAACAGGTTGAATTGGAACATTAACACTTGGATCTGAATATTGTGCCAGAGTATTATCACCAGGAATACCAGGAATACCTAATGAAGGATCATATGGTGAAATTCCCATACCCATACCTTGACCTTGACCTTGAGCATCGGATTCTAACAAAACCTTTGATTCTGCTAAAATTTGTGCAATTTTTTGTTCGATAGACATTAAATTCTCCTATTTTTTATATTATTTATTAAAATTAAATTTTCACATTATCCATTAATGATTACACCTGTATTTAATATTCAGGATTAATTATTAAAAAGTTATTTGATTGAATTAAGAAAACTGTTAAATAGTTTAATCTTATTTTCGTTGATTTGTTTATAATGCATAGCACTCATTTTTTTCTTAAATTGTTCTGCTACTGCCCAAGTATCTCCATATAACCATTCAACATTTTCCATAATTCCATTTACCCAACAATCAGGACCAGAAGGAGTAGATACTAAATCATAGGCTGATAACATAAACCCTTCATTAACATGAGTAACACCATTTCTTACAATAGTAGAACCCATTCCTCTAGTAGAAATACCAAAAGAAATCCCCTCATCAATTAATCCCTTAGCAATATTAGCCATTGGAAATCTTTCACCTAAAATTCTGGCTCTTCCATAAACATCATTACCTTTCCATTCTAACTTTTCAATTATGTGAGATGCTCTTTCAGGATTTGGTTGCATAGTTACGGGGTGGTTTAATTCACCTAATGCTTGTTTTTTATCTATTTTTGTTTGATAATTTTTAATAGCAGTTTCCATAACCCCCTTATCATAAATTCTATTATTAAGATTTAGTTTTTCTGCCTGAGCAAAAATACCCTCAATATAATATTTTTTAGGAGTATTTCCTACACCTTCTACTATAGTTTTTGTTAAGCCAATATCAGATTGTTCGATTAATAGTTCCATATTATTCTCCTATGAACCAGCAACATCAGGATTATCATATGCACCATAAGAAGCATATTCGATAGTAGTTTTATAACCAGATACTTTCTTTAATCTTAACCATACTTCACCCTGAGTACCTTCAATAGTTACAAGAATTGGAAAAGTATTATGGGTATTTTCAGGAACCATTTGGGAATTATCAAAATCTAAATAATTAGAACCAGTAGAAGGTAGAGTCATAACAATTACGCTATTACGTCTAACAGTAATAACACAATCATTAGTACCAGTCCAACTTACTCCAGTGATATTAACTGTTTGAGTAGCACCATCTAATACTTGCCCAGTAGCAGGTAATAAATCAGTAGTAAGATTAATAGTAACCGGCCCACCTGTTCCTGCTACTTTTGCTACACAATCTTGATGCGTAACTTTTAGAAATGATTTATCAGCCATTCTAATGATATCCTTTTATTTGGTTAATTGTTTTACTAAAATTATTGCTATTCTTTTGCATATAATCAATAATATCTTTATGATTACCTAATATATTATTTATAAGTTCTTGAGTTTCATAATTAATCACTATTCTACTATTATCTTCTAGTATATAATCTAACTTATTAGGTAAAATATTATCTAATTTATTTAATTTTCTTATTTCAAACAATACTCTATCACCACTAAATTCTTTATTAAATACTTTATTACTATATTCTTTAATTAATTGCTCAGTGATAATATTATTACTGTGTTTCTTAATAATAGTAGGTAATAAATGTTCTATAATATATTGATAATTATCTATATTTATCTCTTCATTAATAGAGGAATATCTATCGGAGATATTATCGGAGATATTTAATTTATTCTTAAAAGTTTTATAGTTCATTACTTTGATTATTGAATACTGATTTAGCCATATCATTGCGTTTATTATTAAGAACATTTGATATTTTAGAGGCCATTACTTGATTAAATGTTTGTTCAAATTTCATAGTATCATTATTAAATAATGAATGAATTAATTCTTTAGTATTGGTATTGGTGTTATTCATGTTATATCCTCATGGTTTAATACTGCTTTAATGAAATTGTTAGCAGATAAATGTTGGCCTGAACTTAATAATCTTTTTAATTGAATCTTCTGTTCTTCTGAGGCAAGATTATTAAATTTTGATAAGGGTAATCCACTATCATCCTCGCCTAATGTCTCATGTTCATCTAATTTTAATTTATTTAGATAATTACTCTTAGTATATCTGCTTAATTTATTATTAATATTTTTATCTACAAAAATATCTTTAACATTAACTTTACCATTAGTATTAAAGTGTTTTTGGTGATCTAATGGTTGTTCTTCTTTTTTATTAATTGTTTTTTTAGTTAGTAATTTTTTATTAGTTTCTATTTTATTAGTAATCTTTTCCATGATAGCAATATTAAAAGCAGATTCTAATTTCAATGAATCTCCTGAAAAGATTGCTTCTATTAGTGTTTTAATATTGCTATACATAATTACTTCCTGTTTTTTTATTGTTGATTAGGTTGCTTAGTATCTTGATTGTTATCTTCTTCAGTATCTTGATTACCAGATTGTTGCTGCATCAATTGTTGTTGTTGTAATTGTTGCTGCATCATTAATTGTTGATCTTGTTCTAATTCAAATTGCATTTCTTCAATATCTTTTTCGGTTTGCATTAGAACATTCTTTCTAACCCAATTAGTAGAATAATATTTACCAACATAAGGATCAATCATGTTTAACATGGCTACCCTTTGTTGCATAATTTCTGATTCTTTTAATTCAGAAAAATAATTATCACGCTGAAAATCAAATCGAATATGATTTTCTATCATATCCCATTCGTCTGATCTAATGATTCCTTTTAATATTAATTGTGTCTTCAATGCATCTTTGAATAAGAAACTAAATTTCTTTCTAAGACGTTCAATGAATTTGTTAAACTTTACTTCTTCTCTGGAAATTTCTGAACTTCTTCCTAGAGTAAAGTTAGTTTGTGGTTGTAATCTTGATAATGGAACTTTTAATGATTGATATAATTTTGATTGGAAATATTCAATATCACTTATCTGATCTAATGACTGCCCACCAGGTAATGTAGTAATTTCTGTACCTCTACCACCTTCTCTTCTGGGCATAAAGAAATCTTCTACCATTGCCATATGTCGTTTATTATCGGAAATTTCGCCCGTTGAATTACAAGTATATATGCCAGCATCTAACGCAAACGTATGATAATCATGATAAATTTCGTTTTTATCAATACCAAGTGTTCCTACATCCATTGATTCGTCTAAATATTCAATATTAATAATTTTATGATTTTTATATGTTGTTGCATCGGTTGTAGCAGATATTTTATATTCTGTCCAATTATTATATCCGCATAATTTATTTACCCTAAACAAGTCATATTGTGTAAATTTGGTTAATAAATTGCGACCAGTTGATATTAATTCTTTATTAATAGATTGCCATAATGCAATATCAATATTTTCGTTGATAAATTTAATAGATTCGTTGTTTGGCATGTTTAATGTAGCACATTTTTGCACAACATCTAATATATTATCTGTATATTTAATAGTGAATAGTTTAGCAAGATTTTCTTTATTTTGTTTCGCCTGTTCCCCATTCCATCTAACTTCATTGCCTAATGCAAAAAAATTATCGTCTCTATTGGTAGAAATTCTTTTTCCTCTTTCTGACCACTCTTTTCTTTTTTCATCATTCCAAAAAGATTTTCTGACAGAAGACATATATGAATAAAATTCTTCATCATTTAATAATTTTTCTTTATATGCCATTCCACCCAATTGCGCGTTTTTAGTTGTTTCTTCTTTAGTTAGGCCATGTATACCTTTTTGTTCTAATACCATCCTTGGACCAACTAATTTTCCAACTTTTTTACCATTCTCTTTACGTTGTTCTAAGGTCATATTAAACATCGGTAAATTATTTTCGCGTTTTCTTTGAGCCGTTACTTTTCCCCCAACTCTACCACCCAAATTACCATTGCGTTTATGATAATCAAAATGATCTAATTTGGCCATTTTGGTTAAATTGGTTGGTGTATTGTCAAATCTTATAAAATTTTTATGATGAATTGTTAATTTATCGTGTTCTGTATATTCTTCATTGTGAAGAAATTCATTGTCTAATGAATTAGTATCCTTCCATTTAGACACAAGTCTATGAGTGAAAGACCATTTTTTTGAACTATTCTCAAATATTTGGTGATACGTTGATTTGGGGCTTGTGTGGTGTATTGGTCTAATTCTTTCATAAAATGGAATCATAGAGTCACCAATCTCTAAATCTTTTGCTTCTGTTTTGCCTTTGCCCCACACTGGAAATTTATGGTCATGAGTACAGGTAATAGTTTTACCATTATCTAATGTTAATCTTATAACCGATTCATTACGTCTAGTAACTCCTGCACTTGTTATTAACCCAGGAGCAAATTTACCACTATTAGGATCACATGAATACACCCATAATTCTTTACCATCATTAAATTCCTTTTCTATATCATATAAAGATAATATTCTACCATCTAATAATGGAACTAATGTATTCATATCCAAACAAGCATTATATACTACTTTATTCCGATATCTATTCATGATATCGGTAACATATTGTTCTGCTTTGAATTTAGATAAGTTACCCACATCAATATAAAATATTCTTCTTTCACTAGAACGAGTGATACGATAGATTACTAAAGCATCTTCCATCATTTTTAATTGAT